TAACTGGACAGCATCTTCTTATGGAGCACAGTCATTAGATACATCTGATTTATCTAGTTTTAAAAACTGGTCTAGTCTAACTAATAGTGATGTTCAAGGCTGGGTAGAAACAGCATTAGGTAGCGACAAAGTAACTAGTATAAAAGCAGGACTAGACGCAAGTATAGCTGAAAAAGTTACTCCAACTTCTGTACAAAAAGTATTGAGCTCTTAATATGGCTACGCAAGAACCAGTTGTAATGATTGATGACAAAGAAATTAAAGTAAGCGAACTTACTAACGAACAACAATATTTTCATAGTCAAATACTAGATTTAACCAATAAACAAAAACGCATACAGTTTGAACTTGATCAAATTAACGCCAGTTTAAGTGTGTTTCAAAACGCATTTATAGAGTCTGCTAAACAAAAAGCAGATGAAGTCTTAAATAATCCAGAGGAGGATCAAAATGACAATACTTAATATATTAGCGTGGGTCACTGCAATTATATCTATAGCTTCTGTTGTAGCAGCAATAACACCTACACCTAAAGATGATCATTGGTTTAGTTACTTATACAAAGTAATAGATTGGTGTGCATTAAATGTGCTTAAAGCAAAGGATAAAGGATGAGTTGGTTAAGCAAAATGTGGGGTAAAATTACTGGTACTGAAAAAATTAAAGTAAGAGCTAGGAACAAAAAAGGACATTATGTAGGTGATGATAAATCAACACCTGATGTAAATGAAGCTTGGACTACTAAAAGAGTTAAAAAATCTAAACAATCCTAATGGCTAAATCACCTGATGCGTTTGTTTATAACGCTACACTAGAACGTATTGTAGATGGGGACACCTTTGATTGTTGTCTTGATCTTGGTTTTGATGTGAAGTTACATAAACAGCGTGTCAGACTTGCAGGTATAGATACTCCAGAAAGCCGTACAAGAGATTTAGCAGAAAAAAAACTAGGTTTAGCAGCCAAATCGCGGTTACAAGAGCTATGTATCGGTAACTTTAAAGTAAAATCTTTGGGTAAAGGTAAGTATGGTCGAATACTCGGCATACCATACACAGAGGATGGCAGGGATATTTGCCAGGTACTAATTAAAGAAGGTCATGCCGTAGAATATGACGGAGGCAAAAAGAAAAAAGTTTGGGGTGATTACTAATGGAATCAGCCGTAACTTTAATTCAAGAAGTAGGCTTTCCTATTGCAGCAGCGTTAGGTCTTGGTTGGTTTATTTATAAGCTTATCATGCGTATTGTTGATGGTATGGAAACCAAACTTGATACAGTAGATGAAAAAGTAGAAGCACAAATAGCCGCAATAGAAGAACGACTTGGCACAAAACTTGATTCACAACACGGTATTTTGGTAGCATTAATAGATAGAGTGCGTAGTTTAGATAACGAAATAATACGTCAAGATACTTTGATAAAAACTATATTAGGAGTACCTAACTTAATTGATAGCGGAAAAATAGCCAAGGCAGGTAGAGATGATCAAAGAAAAGACTAAACAAGAAAAAATGGAAGAAGAAATTGTAAAAACTAAAATAGCTATATGGGCATTTTTTATAGGTGCTATTATGTTTTCAGCAGTTCTAGGCATGAATTTAGCTGCTGATACCATAACTCATAAATTTAAGTCACCTAGTTTTAACGGCGTGGGAACGTCTAGTCATTACCTTACAATAGAAAATCAACAATATACTCGTAAACTAACAATCAAAGAAGAAATAAAAGCGTTACAAGATGAAATCAAAAGAGAAAAAGAAAATTCTACTCTTGCAAGGTTTATGCGTAATCTTGAATCTAGGGTTTATGCAGAACTATCAAGACAGTTAGTAAATAACTTATTCGGAGAAACACCGCAAAGCGAAGGTGTCATCACTTTAGAGGGGAATACTATTGAGTACACAAGTGATGGTGTAACTTTAACCCTTAAAATAACCGAGGCGGATGGAACAGTTACCGAAATCGTCATACCTATTGGTACTTTTACTTTCTAGTTGTTCTATATTTGATCAATTTGAAGATACTTACGAACAAAGGTTTTCTAAAGACGTAGCAACAATACAAGAACTGCAATCAGCAGAACTTAAAAATGTGCCTATACCAAAGGTAAGTCCTGTGGTTGCTGTGTATCCTACTTCATTTTCAGATCAAACAGGACAGCGTAAAAGCAATAGTGAGTTTGCTTTGTTTAGCACAGCTATAACTCAACAACCAAATGCGTTACTTATAAGAGCTTTAAAACATGCAGGGGACGGTAAGTTTTTTAGGGTTGTAGAAAGGGTAGGCTTGGATAATCTTACCAAAGAAAGACAACTTATAAGATCAGCAAGAGAACAATCGACTGATGAAGAAGTAAAAAAACAAGCACTTAGACCTTTATTATTTGCAGGTATATTAATTGAAGGTGCTGTCATATCTTATGAAACAAATTTAGAAAGTGGTGGAGCAGGAGCCAGGTATTTGGGTATAGGCAAAAGCGTTATGTATAGAGAAGACAATATAACCATTAGTATGCGTATGGTATCAGTTGCAACAGGCGAGGTTTTGTTAGAAGTATTAAGTCAAAAAACAATATTTAGTTACGGTAAATCTGAAGATGTATTTAGATTTGTTGAAGCTGAAAGCGAGCTAGTAGAAATAGAACTAGGCAACGCAAGAAATGAGTCATCAACCATAGCTTTGATGAAAGCTATAGAAGGAGGTGTGCTAGAAATCATTAACACTGGTTATGATCGTGGTTTCTGGGTTTTACAAAATGATAACCAAGGAGTAGAATTAAATGATGAAATTAAAATTGATAAGCCTGATTGTGATGATAACTGCGTTGACGACATACGCGGCTGACAACGAAATATATGTAGATCAATCTGGTACTGGAGCCAATATAGACCTAGAACAACTAGGTATTTCTAATATCATAGGCGGGTTAAATAGCTCTGCAGGTAATTTAACCCCCTTTGATTTAGATGGTAACAGTATGACACTTGACATAAATATGATAGGTGCAACCAACAAGTTTCTTGGTGATATATTTGCTGATAACTTTACTGGTTTTTACGAGTTTGATGGTGGTACTAATTCATTTACTATTCAAGTTGACCCTACAGATACTTATAGTGCTGATGGATCTAATCAAAATGTAGATGTAACAGGGAGCGGTAATACATTTACTTTGAACCAAGGCACCACAGCATTAGCAGCTTCTCTTGACTTAGACTGGATAATTAACGGTTCTAATAACACAGTAACATCAAATATTAATATAGATGGTGCTACCAATTATATGGATATAGATGGTTCTGATAATACAGTCACTTATACAGGCACAGGAGTTACAGCGTCAGCAGGTGGATATTTCTATCTTGACCACACAGGAGGCTCAAGAACATTTAATATTCAACAACTAAGTACCCAAGACAATGACTGGCTTAAGATTATATCCGTTTCTGGCACTGCTGCTTCTACCGTTTGTGTTGTTCAAAACGACCAAGGTACAAGCACAAGCTGTTGATATTGGAGACATATCTGAATTAAACGGTACGGCTCAAATTGTCAGAGACAAACCTTATGATGCAGATTTAAAGTTTGCTATTCAAAGTAATGATGAGGCCATAACCAAAGATGGTCGTATGGCTATTACTTTTCTTGATGATTCTACTGTAAAACTTACAGAACATAGTCAGCTACTTATTGACGAGTACATATATGATCCAGACCCAAGCAAAGCAAAGATGGCTCTTACCTTTGGCCTTGGTACAGCTAGGTTTATTACAGGCAATTTAAACCGTATAGATAAACAGAATATAACTCTTAAAACACCAACAGCTAACATAGCAATACGTGGGACTGATTTTACGGCTACAGTTGATGAACTAGGGCGTAGCCTTATAATTTTGCTACCAGACGCTCTAGGGCTTTCTAGTGGCGAAATAGAGGTGGTTACAGCTATGGGAACTGTTATACTAAACAAACCCTACGAAGCCACTACGGTGAACGTATTTGAGTCTGCTCCAACCAAACCTGTTATTTTAGATTTAACACTTGATGTTATAGATAACATGCTTATTGTTACGCCACCTAAAGAAGAGATGTTAGTAGAGGAAGAAACCACTACTACGCAAGCAGATAGTGTATTAGATTTTAATGATCTTGATATAGATTATCTTGCAGAGGATTATTTAAAAGAAGATAGTCTTGAGTTTACAGAATTAGATATAAATTATCTTGATGTAAATTATCTTGAAGACTTGCTTAATGTATTAGATGCTTTAGCGATAGACGAAGATGAAGATGTGTTAGCACAAGCTACAAGCACACAGATAGCAGGCACTCTGTTAGGCAAAGATCCAGACACACAAATAACAGCTTTAATTACAGGAAATGTAGTAAGTTTGCGAAGAGAGGTAAATGAAAGTGTTAGAGTTGATCTAAATGGTAGTAATGCTTATACAGTTATTTTGATTCAAGATGGTGTATCTAATATAATAAAAATCAACGGAGGGAGCGACAGTGTTATTACTATCACTCAAAGTGATTAAATGAGACGACTATTATTACCAATACTTATAATACTAGCTTTGCCATTATTGTTTCAAAGCACTCCTACAGAAATATTAAAACTAAAAACTTTTGATAAATTTATAGAAACACCAGAGCCATCAGGTAACTTTGTCATACTTAACATAACCGAAGAAGATATAGAGCGTGAGGGAGGTTGGCCTTTACCCAGACAAAGACTTGCTGAAATACAATTAGACATAATAGGTAAAGGTGCCTTAGGTGTAGGTTGGGTTATAAGTTTTCCACAAGCAGATAGAATGGGTGGTGATGAAGACTTTGCTAGATCATTAGGATACGCTCCTTCTGTCATAGCTATGTTTGAAGATGGTAAAGGAAATTATCCTAAATCACCTGGAACTGTTGTGCTTGGTGATGATAATGGTGGTATACTCTCTACAGGAGTAAAGTCAAACCTACCTCTACTATCCAATCATGTTCTACAAGGTTTGGCTATTGCTCCTACTGATATAGATTTATTAGTCCGTAAAATACCTCTTTTAGTTAAAACACCAAATAATGAATGGATACCTAGTTTTGGCACACAAATATATAAATCTTTGTTTAATGTAAAAACTTATATTATAAAAACTAATGATAATGGTATATCAGAAATATCAATTAGAGGAATACCACCAATTAAAACAGATAGTCTTGGTCGTAAGTGGGTTAGTTGGGTTAATACACCACAAACAGACTTACAAGAAATGAATGTAAATGGTAAGTTTGTGTTTGTAGGCGTTACTGCTAACGGTGTTATGCCACAAGTAGCCACGCCTGTTGGACTTTTAGAGCCACATAAAATACAAACTGCACTTGCTGAGTCTATACTAATAGAGGATTCACCATACATACCTGACTGGTCATTAGCAGCAGAACTTTTAATTTTAATAATATTTGTTAGTTTAGTTTGGTTTGCATTACATTACTTTGGCATTACATGGGGAGTATCTATTGCTACTGTATTAATGTTAATTACAGGAACAATTGGTATCTATATGATTAAACAAGGTTTATTGGTAGATGTATCTTGGACTTTAGTATCTGAATTTATAACAGGATCAATAGCTTTTTACTTAAGATTTAGACAACAATACAAACTAAGACAGCAGATTAAGAAACAGTTTGAACATTACCTTGATCCACGCCAAGTAAAAAAACTACAAGACGATCCTAGTTCTTTAGTGTTAGGTGGTGAAAAAAGATATTGCACTTTTTTATTTACAGATGTTAGAGGTTTTACTGCTATGTCAGAAAAACTAGAACCAGAAGAAGTAACTAAAATTATGAATAAAGCTTTAACTATACAAGCTGATGCAGTTAAAAAGTATGGTGGTATGGTAGATAAGTACATTGGAGATGCCATGATGGCAATATTTAATGCACCGATAGATTTACCAAATCACGAAACTGTAGCAGTTTTATGTGCTGAAGAGATACAAGACAATGTTAAAAAAGCTGATCTTGGTATTGAAATAGGACTTGGTGTTAATACTGGATATGCTGTTGTGGGTAACATGGGTAGCGATACTAGGTTTGATTACTCAGCGATTGGTGATGCTGTTAATCTTGCAGCAAGGCTTGAAAGCTCAACTAAGGATGTTGGAGAAGATATTGTTATAGGTTATGATACTATCAGTGCAAGTAGCTTTAGCGATCAAATTATGTTAAAGGAGCTTGATAGTATTTTTGTAAAAGGCAAAGAAAAGCCAATTAAAATATATACATTACAAAATGGTTAATAAAAAAATGACAGTAAACGATGTAGCAGAGAGACTAACAAAGTTAGAAACTATATCACATGAGCGTTGGAAAACTGCTTTTAACGAGTTTTCCGATATAAAACAAGAAATTACCTATATTAATTCAACCATAAAGGCCACTACCTTTGGAGTGTTTGGCTTTCTTGGTGCGATTGGTATAGCTGTATTAACGAGTATATTAATATGAAAGGATTGTTAAAAAATATAGTTGGAGCTGTAGCACCAACACTAGGAACAGCAATTGCAGGGCCTATGGGTAACATGGCTTTGGGTAAAATAGCAGAAGTTTTAGGATGTCCAGCAGATCAAAAGTCTGTTCAAAAAGCAGTGCAAAATGCAACACCAGAACAAATGATTGAACTTAAAAAAGCTGAACAAGAGTTTGAAGTACAAATGAAAGAATTAGATGTGGATGTTTTTAAACTTGAAGCACAAGAAAAACAACATGCTAGAGGTATGTTCAGCAAAGATTGGACTGCTAGGATTATAGGTTTATTTACCATAGGTGGTTTTCTTGGTTATATTTTTTTAGTAACACTACAACCACCTGAACAAAATTCTGAAGCATTAATAAATTTAGTGCTTGGTTATCTTGGAGGATTAGCAAGTGCTATTATTTCGTTTTATTTCGGAGCATCTCACACCAACGATAAAGGAGAGTAATATGAATATATCACAAGAGGGACTTTCCTTAATTAAAAAGTTTGAGGGTTGTGAGCTTGAAGCATATAAGTGTGCTGCAGGTGTTTGGACTATAGGATATGGAAGCACTGATGGTGTAAATGAAGGTATGGAAATATCGCAAGAAAGAGCAGAAATGTTATTACTTGAGGATGTAGCAGTATTTGAAGAGTCTGTAAACAAGCTTGTTGAAGTGCCATTAGAGCAAAATCAATTTGATGCTTTAGTATCTTGGACATTTAATCTTGGATCAACCAATCTTAAAAACTCTACTTTGTTAAAAGTTTTAAATAATAAAGATTATGAGGGAGTGCCTGCACAAATTAAACGTTGGAACAAAGCAGGCGGTAAAGTTTTACAAGGTTTAATAAGAAGGAGAGAAGCAGAAGCCTTATTGTTTGAAGGTAAAGAATGGCATGAGGTATAACTATGCCATTAACTAAATTACAATTTAATCCGGGAATCAACAAAGAAATGACTGACCTTATGAGTAAGGGAGGTTGGACAGATGGTAATTTAGTTAGGTTTAGAAAAGGACTACCAGAAAAAATAGGCGGTTGGGAAAAAGAAACCAGTGCGTCTTACTTAGGTACAGGCAGAGCACTGTTAGGTTGGGTTGCTTTAAGCTCAACTAAATATTTAGGACTTGGAACTACTTTTAAATATTATATTAAAGAGGGATCTGCTTTTGATGATGTTACTCCAATAAGATCAACCACAGGTGCAGGCGATGTAACATTTTCTGCGAGCAATGGCGATGCAACAATAACAGTTGCAGATACAGGTCATGGTGCTGTGCAAAATGATTTTGTTACATTTAGTGGTGCATCTAGTTTAGGTGGCAACATTACTGCTGCTGTTCTTAATCAAGAATATCAAATAGCAACCATAGTAAATGCAAATAGTTACACCATAGAAGCAAAAGATACATCTGGTTCTACAGTTACTGCAAACTCCTCAGATAGCGGTAATGGTGGCTCCTCTGTTGTAGGTGCTTATCAAATAAATGTAGGACTAGATGTTTTTGTAGCATCAACAGGCTGGGGTGCTGGCACATGGGGCGGTGGTACTTGGGGTTCAGGAACATCAATAACAGAAACTGGACAGTTAAGATTGTGGTCACACGATGCTTTTGGAGAGGATTTAATTATAAACCCAAGAGCAGGCAGTATTTATTATTGGGATGAGACTAATGGAACTAGCACTAGAGCAGTTGAGTTAAGTAGTTTAAGTGGTGCTAATCTTGTACCAACTAGAGGATTACAAGTAATCGTAAGCGATATTGATAGGCATGTTATAGTTTTAGGTGCTGATCCTATTAGTGGTAGTTCAAGAACAGGTGTTATAGATCCTATGCTTATAGCATTTTCAGATCAAGAAAGTGCAACTAACTGGGAGCCGACTGCTACTAATACAGCAGGTTCACTAAGACTATCGTCAGGATCACAAATAGTAGGTGGTTTGAGATCAAGACAAGAAATACTTATTTGGACTGATACATCTTTGTATAGTATGCAGTTTGTAGGTGCACCATTTACTTTTGGTGTTAATCTTATAAATGAAAACGTAGGACTTATATCTCCTAATGCAGCAATAAACGCACCAGATGGTGTGTATTGGATGGCAAGAGATGGTTTTTATATATATTCAGGATCGGTAAAAAGATTAGTATGTAGCGTGTTAAATTATGTGTTAGATGATTTTAATTCATCTCAATCATTTAAAACCATAGCTTTTACAAACAAAGAGTTTAACGAGGTTGGTTGGTTTTACTGTTCATCTTCATCTGATGAAATAGATAGATATGTTACTTATAATTATTTAGAAGGTGTTTGGAGTATAGGAAACCTATCAAGAACAGCTTGGCTAGATGAAGGTGTGTTTGAAAAACCAAAAGCTACAGGTCAAAGCAACAGCACAGGATACTTATATATTCACGAAAATTCTGATGATGATGACGGATCGCCAATGGACAATGTTTATATAGAGTCAGGCGATATAGATATAGAAGACGGAGATAGTTTTGGTTTTATTAGCAGAATTATTCCTGATGTTAAGTTTTTTGGTACAGATGCATCAAGTGGTCAAATAAACTTTGTTCTTAAAACTCGTAACTTTCCAGGCGATACCTTAACCACCAACTCAACAAACGATGTTACTAGCTCTACACAACAAAACTTTACACGTGCTAGAGGCAGACAGCTAGTTCTTAGAGTTCAATCTGATGATGACGCAGCTACAGGAGTGCGAACAGGTTTTAGATGGAGGCTAGGTTCTAGTAGAATAGATGTTAAAAACGATGGTAGAAGGTAGTGGCTAAACTACTTGAAACAAGATTACCTCAAGCAAATGGTCAAGTTGAAGCAGGAACTTTTAACCGATTAATTAGAATACTTGAAATAAACTTAGGTAAATTTGATACAAACTCTACACCACAGTTTAGTGATTCTGAAATATCATCTTTAAATTTTAACGCTGGTGATGTAATATGGAATACATCTATTGATGTTTTACAGGTTTATACTGGCAATCAATGGATACAGTTACATACTCCAAGCAATGCACAAGGCTTTGAGATGACTGCATCAGTAGGATCACTCTCTGTTAAAACCAACGGAGATATATCCATCAATATAACTGCAAATTAAATATGAAAAAATTATCTGAAGGAAACAAAGGGATACAGGCACTAGCAAAAGAAAACCCTGCCTTAGTAGAAGACAAGTTCGGTTATGATGTGCCAGGCTACTTTATGGGTGGAATGCCTGGTTATGATGAAGCTCAAGACGAAGCACTAAAAGACTTAAAAGATTTTCAAAATAGAATTGCAGGCTTAGATCCTGACGAAGACAGAGCTACAATAATAGGAGAAATGCTTTCAATGATAGGAGAGTCATCAGACTTTGCTCCTTTAGTAAGACCAGGTAAGGTTGCAGGAATTGAAGCAATCATACCTAAAATAAGAAGACCAGATCCTGAAACATTAATGCCACAAGGTTTTAGAAGAGGTGGTATGCCAGGTGGTTTGGGTAGTTTATACGAAAGAGATTTTATAGCTGATGATTTTAATATAAAGGATTATATTAATAATGTTTTAGGTGCTGGAACAACAACACCATTAACAGAAGAAGAACAAGAAGTTATGAGATTAGCAAGAGGCTACGGTGCCTCTGGTGCTATGGGTGGTAATCGTTATAGAGGCACAACTCCAGGTGCAGATATAACCATAGATGCACGATCAGAAAACCCTGCTGTTTACAAATTTTATCCTAGTGAGGTCTCAAAACTTTACTCTCAAATGAAAGGCGTGCCATTTTCCCCCTTGGTGGCACCGCCTAAAGAGGCAACTTTTGTTGATGATTTACAGCCAAGAAGAATTACAAGTCAACTATATGCTAAAGACGGTAAGTTTGTAGATAGAAGTGAATTAGTTACAGGTCCAGGCGGAGAGCGAGGCGACAAGATACCAGCCATGTTAAGTGATGGCGAGTTTGTTGTAAACGCTGCTGCCGTAAGAGGTATAGGTTTACAAGCTGGTGCAGATCCAGATGATGAATACGAACAAAGATTACTCGGAGCTCGTAAAATGTACGAAATGCAAAAAATTGGAGAAGATTTTGCTAAGAAGTTGACATGAATTTAGTATTAGAAACTGTAGTTCCTAGTGCTGAAAATGGTCAAGAGATTGCAAAATTTTTATCTGAAAATTTTTGGACAGAGCATTCTTTATCAGGAGAGCAGTCTCCTGAAATAGATTGGTCAAGAGCTTCTGCTCACATAAATCATTTTATGTTTGAAGGTATTGTGTATAATGTAAGTGATGGCGATAAAATCGTAGGTAGTATAGCTGTCGCACCTGATAAACATTGGTGGTCAGCAGAAGAATATGTAGGAGATGGATGGTTTTTTGTTTTACCTGAATACAGAAACCTAAAAGATCAAACATCGCCTTCACATCTTTTAATAGATGCAGTTATAGATTATGCTAATAAACTAGAAAAGCCTTTAATAATGGGCGTGTTTAATTTACAAGGAGTTGAACGAGCTAAAAAATTATTTGATAAAAAAGGCTTCCACCAAATAGGTGGTATGTATTATAGGAATTAAATAAATATGTGTCTTAGTAAAACAAAGTCAGCACCACCAGCAGACATTATAACCACCCCCCAAACTGGTTATTCTTTTACTTCTCCTTATATTGAAGATTATTCAAGAAGAATACTAGCCTCTTACTTTGGATCACCTGGTGAATATGAGGGTTTAATATCAAGGCCTAGAGACATACCTATAGAACAAACAGCAGGTCTTACACCACTACAAATACAAGCACGACAAGCTTCACAAGGTTTAGGTCAATTCGCACCTTACATAGATCAAGCTAGAGGCATGATAGAAGAAGGTGCTGGAACTGTATCAGGTGGTATAGGTGCATTACAAAGAGCAGAACAAAGCGGTATTGGTGCAACTCAAATGTTTGATCCTAGAAGTGCATCAATGTTTTATGATCCATACGAAGATCAAGTGGTGCAACAAACACTTCAAGACATAAACCGAGCAGCAGCACAACAAGACATAGGATTGCGTGATAGAGCTATAAGCCAAGGTGCGTTTGGTGGATCAAGAGGTAGAATAGCCCAAGAAGAACTAGCTAGAGCAACAGGAAGAGGTGCAGCTGAGGCTGTAGGTGCTCTTAGAAGTCAAGGTTTTGGCAGAGCACAAGACGCTGCAAGACAATCATTTGAAGCACAACAAGGCAGACAAGCTGGACTTGCAAATTTACAATCAGGATTAGCTGGTCAACAAGCAGCTTTAGGTGGACAGCAAGCAGCCTTAGGTCAAGGCATTGCAGGTCTAGGGCAACAAGGTCAAGGTATGTTAGGAAGTCAAATTAATATGCTAAATCAACTTGGAGCACAAGGACAAGCGACACAACAAGCCGCACTATCAAGACAGTTTGGTGCAGCACAACAGCTTGCTCAAGAACCATTACAAAGATTACAACAAGGTCAAGCATTACTTGCTGGATCACCAATGGGAGGTATCTCTGGTGGTACTGGTACAAGTGCATATCAGCGTGGTGTTTATCAGCAACCAACAGGACTAGGACAAGCAATAGGTGCTGCTGGAACTATTATGACTGGATTGGGAGCTTTAGGATATTCACCCTTTGGCTCATCTGATGCAGAATTAAAAGAAAACATTACAAAGATAGGTGAGCTTGAGCCAGGTATCGGTTGGTACACGTGGGATTGGAATGATAAAGCTAAGGACATAGGTGCTGAAACAGAACCAAGCGAGGGTCTGTTAGCTCAAGAAGTATTAAAAGTTAAACCAGAGGCAGTTGTAGTTAAGGATGGTTACTACGCTGTTGATTACAGCAAGGTGATGTAATGCAAGGAATAATGTCTGGGCTAGAGCCTAAAAATTTAAAAGACGGTGGCTTTCCTGATTTAAGTGGTGACGGAAAGATAACTCAAAAAGATATTCTTATGGGTAGAGGAGTTATTAAAAAAGCTAACGGCGGTATAGCTGCTTATGCAGATGGTGGGCCATTAGATGTAACTAATTTATCTGAAGAAGAATCTCAAATGTTAGAAAACATTTTAACTAAATTATATCTTAGTGACTATGATTCTTTTAGAACGAGAAGATCCCCAGACTATAGCAAAATAACAGATGAAGAATTTGATTTTTTAATGCGTTACGATAGAGGTAAAGTCGCAAGAGATATGCCTTTGCTTTCAAGATACCAAGAAAGAGTAGGGTTTTATCCAGGTGGTAAAGCTTTTGAAGAGTCTGATGGATTACCTATGAAAGAGTTTGGTGCTTCAACAGGTATAGCTATGTTGGCAACATTACCTAAACAAGTTAGAAAAGCTTTTTACGGAAAAGAGTATATGTCTAATCCAATAGAAGAGCGTATAAAAGCAGAAGCTAGAGATATAGCAGATCAAGAGTTTGACGAACTAATGGGTAGAAAAGATGGAGGCATAGTTAAGCTTCAAGAAGGTGGTGAAATTGAATATGATGCTGAGGGTGGTCCTTTTGGACTAGGTGTTTTTGATGAAGATTTTTTGCAATATAAAAATATACCAGGTGATATAACTATAAAAGATTTTACTGATCTTGGTTTTGATCCAGATAGCAAAGTTGATAAGGCTCTTTTACCTTTATTATTTTTTCCACCAGCGTACGGAGCAGCAAAATTAATTAAACTTGGTTATGGTGGGTATAAATTAGTTAAAGCTTTAAAAAAAATATCTGAAGCTCAAAAGAAAATTCCTCTAATTAAAGGAACTAGTGGTCCTGCAACTTATATTCAAGGTCAAATTGGTGCTGAAATTGCAGGTGTACCATCTGTTTTAGCAGAAGAGGAAATGGAACCAGAAGGAATGAAAAAGGGTGGATTGGCGGCTTTTGGAAGTAAACTGTACGGTAAAATAAAAGATAAATTCAAAAAGAAAAAAGATACAAAAAAAGAAAAAGAAATTACGGATAAAAAACCTGATCCACCTGTAAGCACAATTGTTAAAGAAGAAGCAATGCTCCCATATACTTTTGGAAGAAATATTCTTAGTAAAATAGGTGGAGGTAGCCCAACTAGAGGGTTTGTAAGATCAACTTTATATCCAGGTGTTGGTACAGGTTTGTATTTTGGAGGCAAGGCTTTGTTTGGTGATGATGAAGATTCAGGACCTAAGACAAGTACGATTACTCCTGAAGAATCAACAGAAGTAGAAGCCTCAGATAGACTAGGAGACATACTCAGAGAAAGAACCATGGCTATAGCTGCTGAATCAGGCAGAGCAACACCTGTATTCTTTGACTATGTAAAAGCTTTCCCATCTAGTTACATGGAAAAGGTGGGTAGAGATCCTGAGTTTGCAAAACAAATGATGGCAGGATTCTTAGCAATGATGAAACCTGTTGCTGGACCTGTGCCTGTAAATCCATTCGTAGCTTTTGGCGAGGCTGCAATGGCAGAGGGAGTAAGACAAGAAGGTGAAATACCAGATCAACTTAAACTAATAGAAACCATAAGCCAAGACCCAGAACTATTAAAAGCTTACAAAAGATTCCAAAGAGAATCTACACCAACACCACTAACTCAAAAACAAGCTAATGCCGCTGCATTAGAAAATATAGTAAAAGAAGAATTGTATGGTAAAGATTTTGATAAAGATAAAGATAAGGTGATTAGTGTAGCTACTGGTAATGAGTTAAGTAAAAACACTTTATTAGAAATGTATTACGATAGTGGTGAAGACTTAGGCGTATTATTGGAAAAAGTTGCAGCCTCAGACGACTAATCATGCCAATCATTAAGCTACCAGATGGCACAAACCTTTTTGTTCAAAGTAGCAATCCAGAAGATGTAGAGATAGCTAAACAAAGATTTCAAAAAAGAAAAGCATCAGGAGGATCATCTGGTTCTTTTGTAGGAGACATAGGCAGAGGTATAGCTGCTGGTGTTGTATCTATACCACAAGGTCTTGCTACCTTACCAACCACAGGTATTGATTTACTATTCGATACAAATGTTACAGCAGATGTAAACGCATTCTTTGAAAAGTTTAAACCTGAAGTCGATAGCACTGCTGGTAAAACAGCACAACTTATAACACAATTTGGTATTCCAGGTTTAGGAACAGCAAGTGCATTATCTAAGTTAAGCAAAGTTAAACAGTTGGCTGGAGTTGCTGCAGTAGACGCAGCAGTAGCAACAGATGATGTTGAAACATTTGCAGACATGATTTTTGATGATGAGTCAGATGAGGAAAGATTACAAAAACTTGAAGGCAGAGATGCTGCTACTGAAAGATTAAAAGAAAGACTACAAGTTTTTGGAGAGACAGCAACTTTTGTATATGCCACTCCTAAAATTGTAGGAGGCACCATTAAAGCAACAGGTGCTGGATTAGATTTAGCTGCACCTTATATGAGTGCTTTAGCAAAGGCTACCATAAGAGATGGCTCTGACGGTGTTGCTGCAGCTGCTAGAGCAGACAGAAATGTAGGAGATTTTTTAAGAAAAAACTTTACTTACGGCGGTGCTTTTGAACAGACTGCAAAAAACAATAAAGTCATAGCGGATGCTATGCAATCAAAAATGTTATATGCCTCCACTCTTGAAAGAGAGGTTATTGATAACATGGAAAAGATTAGAAAGACAATGGAAAATGCCTCCACAATCGGTGGCAAACTAACAGATAAAGATGCCTTAGAACTTACCAAAGCTATATCAGCATATCGAACACCTTTATTAGTTGTAGAAAGACAGTATCCTAATTTAAAAAGTGTTGCAAAGAAAAAAGCAATAATGAAAAGAATAAGAGAAGATGCACTTAAAAAAATAAAAAGTTTTGAAGGATCAGGAAATAAAATAGATTACGAAGCATTAGGTGTTAATCCTAATAATTATATATCTAAATTGTTAGAAGAAAACAATGGCTTATTTAGACAAGAACAACAAATGATGTTAGAACTTAGCGACCCTAAAGCGGCTGTAACTTCTTTATTAATACCAAAAGAATTTAGAAAAGCTATAGAGAATAACATTGGATACTACGGAACAACCATATATAGATCAATTCTTGAAAAAGGTTATGAAGTTCCTAAACAATTAAAAGATAAAGCTGTAAAACAAATAAAAGAAACTTTTAAAACAGATGATAATACTGCAAGAGATATATTTTCAAAATTAATTAAAGGATCTCAGGGTGGACAAAAATATGAAACACCTGAAATGTTTGTAGAAAATATTAAGTTTGGACTATTACAAGGCAAGGATTTAAAAAACCTACCTGCTGTTAGAGAGGCTATGGGTGAGGTTACACCTTTAAGTTATAAAAATCCTAGTGATTGGAGAAAAGCTTTAAAAGACGAAGCAACCGCAACATCAGCTACTATGTCTAAACTAGGTTCTCTCGTTGGTAGTGCTAAAACTTTTGCTACCATAAGACAGTTAAATGATGATGCAATTACACTAGGATCAACTCCATTTTTAAAAACTGCTGATGATTTTGGAGGACAACTTCCAAGAGAAGCAAAAAGAATAGACTCTAAAACAGGTAAGCCAGAGGTATATAATTCAGGACCTTTAAAAGGTCAAGAAAAACCTGCACCAATTAAACAAACTCTTTTTCTTGATGATGCTAACGGCAATCCAGTTGAGTATGTAAAGTTTGGTAAAGAGTCTGGTGCATTGATGGACACCTATGCACCTAGAGTTTTCTTTGATGCAGTTACAGGAGCACAAAAAGATTTTATATCTGTAATGCCAGTGCCGATTAAAAAATTATATCAAGGGTTGTTAGGATTAAAGTCTTTTGCACAATATGGTAAAACAATATTAGGCCCAACAGCACAAATAAGAAACAACACCAGTGTGCCTTTTATGGCACTTATGAATGGCAACCTTGGACCATCTGGTAATTTTATGAACAACTTTAAAATGGCTTTTGCTGGTGCTCTTGATCCAAGACAAAAAACTAAATTTACAAAAGAAGTTAGAGAGGCATCAGAGTACGGTCTTATGGTAGGCAGAGGAACTCAGTTACAAGAGATAGCTGATGTTGCTACCTTTGCTACTGATGATAGTTCTTTGTTGTTAAAACTTAAATCAACTGGTGTTGGAGATACAATCAATAGAATAAAAGGTGTACCAGAAAAAATATATACAGGATCAGATAACGCAGCCAGGTTAATAAATTGGAGTGGTGAGCAATCTAAACTAACCAAAGTAATAGCTAAATCATCTGATGATTCTATGATGCCTGTAGCGTCTGCTAAAAATATGACTGACTCAGATATAGCAAAACTAATTACAGTAGATAAAGATATGGGTGCTGTAGTAAATGTAGGTCAATTAAAAAAAGCAGGTGACAAAGTTTTAGATAAATTTATAAAAGGAGAAGCAGCTGACATAGCTTTAAATGTAACTCCTACTTATTCGAGAGTTCCTAGAATAGTAAAACAATTAAAATACATACCATTTATAGGTAACTTTACAGCTTTCCCTGCTGAAATAATAAGAAATACTGCCAATACTTTATCAAGAGCTATAAAAGAATTAGCTAGCAATAATACTGAATTACAAAAAATAGGAGCTAGAAGAGTAGCAGGTGGTTTAACTGCAACCATTGGTGTGCCCTCTGCACTTACGGCTACAGCGTTAGCATTGACAGGTGCAGAACAAGAACAAGTAGATGCTTACAAAAGATCGTTTGCTGCACCTTGGGAAAAAAATGCAACTATGGTACCAACAGGCACAGACTCCAAAGGTAACATAACTGGTTTTTATAATTTTAGTTACACCAATCCTTATGATTACTTACAAAGACCATTTAAAGCATTATCAAATGCTTTTGCTAATGGTGATAGAAATGAAGCTAGTTTAACAAGTAAAGTTAGTAATGCTTTATACGATTCTATATACGGAGAGTTTTTAGATCCATTTATATCAGGCAGTATAGGTGCGGCAGCACTTCAAGAGTCTATTGAAGGCAAGACTGCTACAGGAAAAATTATATGGAATGAGTCAGATATGTTAGGAGAAAAATACTATAAAGGAATGCTACATGCTTTAAATGCAGTGGCACCGACTGCTACTCCATTTAGAATAGAAGTGGATGCAGAGGGAACCCAAATAGTTCCTAAAGATTTTACAACTGCGGCAGCGTCTTTATTTACAGGAGAAGATGGCACGATCAGTCCTAGAGGTAAAGAGATAGATGTAGCAGAAACCTTAGTATCTGCTTTTTCTGGTGTTAAGATAGCAAAACCACAAATACAAAGATCGTTATATTACAAAGCGGCAGAATCTAAACGAGCTATTAGAGAAACAACTAATGAATTTAATAGATTACTTAGATCAAACAATAGAAGAGACGCAGAAGATTTTATTAAAGGATATATTAATACTAATGAGAGTAGATATAACTCATTAAGAACTCTTTATACAGCTATAGAAGATGCAAGAACTTTAGGTTTAGCTGAATATGAAATAGATGAACAATTAAAAATTGCAAAAGTAGCAGACAGAGATTTAGTTATGTTGGGTATATTTAAACCTAGCGAGATCAATCCAGATGTGCTTCAGTTTGCTATACAAGGCACAAAAACTAAGTCACCACAACCTGTTCCTATTGGTGGATTAGCGGTAACTGGAGCAGAATTAACTGGACAATCCTTAAGAGGTCAATTTATACCACCACAAACTAGAGCATCTAGTGTGTTAAGACAAGAAGAAATAGATAAGCTATTAGGAGGCACCTAACTTGTATAACAAGTATGGAGCAAAGAAAGTAAGACAAGACGGCTACACTTTCGATAGCAAACTAGAGGCAGCTAGATACAATCATCTTAAAGAACTAGAGGATCAAGGCCTAATCTCTGACATAGAAGTGCACCCACCTTTCCCATGTGTAGTCAATGACAAAAAAGTATGTCTTTACAAAGCTGACTTTAGATACAAGAACATCAATGGCGATGAGATCATAGAAGATACCAAAGGTATGCAGACTCCCATGTTTAGATTAAAAAAGAAACTTGTTGAGGCTTTGTATCCAGGTATTGAGATTATGGTTATAAGTAAAGCCAAAGCTTAGAAAGGCACACCTGTTTCAACCCAAGGTCTTATACTAGATATTGTTCCATTCAAAAGCTTTCTAACATTCTCACACTGAGCAATCAGTTCTTTTGGAAAGTTGCTATTGACTATCTCTATCAGCTCCTCACTAGAATAAAAATTATCTCCTGTAGATTGTTTGTCTTTGGCTACATTGACAAACCTAAAGTCATCTTTTTCATAAACTACAAAGGTATCATCAACTTGTAATACTTTAGCTGGTATTAGTTCAGGTATGTAGTTGTGATCTGCACATCCTGTGACTTGTTTTTCTTTGCTTATCACTTTGTTCCACGTAGAACAAATCCACTCGCCTGTTTCAATATTTGGATTAGAAAAACGACAAGACCTACAATGTAGTTTCTCAGGCAAAGATCTGCCAAGATATGCGGCCTGTTGTTTCTTTGACATATAACTGCGTATCCTGTAGTCAGTCAATGGTATGTGATTCTCTGGTGGTGTTTTGGTCTTTAATATGTTTTCAGCTTTGTCCATAAACATTTCAAACTTTAAATAATCAAAGTCTATAATCTCTGTATATAGAGCAGAGTTGTTCTTGTTATAGACAATAGCTATGCAGTGATCTAGTTTAAACAAGCCCATATACAAATGGATTTGTGCGTCATACTCTTCTGACCAATTACAATAGCTACCTAGTTTTTCTAGCTTGTTAAAACGATTGTCGTTAGCTGTCTTGAACTCTAGTAGGTATGGCTTGTTTGGTTTAAGTCCAGGTAAATTCTTAGCCACACCGTCTATGTGTCCTTTCAAATGGCCACCGAATGCTTTGGTTTCAAACTGTCTGCCGTCCTTTTGCACATCGTAGATAGTTGCACCTGGTATCTTGCGTAGCTTTTCTATCAAGTGATCCTCTACTACATTACCTAAGTCTAGCAACCTAAGAACTCTTGGCTCCCATTCATCAGGCATGAGCCAGCGGTATCGCATCCAAAGGAGCCTTTGATTAGGATTACCGATACCACTGATGCCCAAATAAAATCTTCGTGGTTGTTTATTGTTTGTTTCTACTTCATCAAGTAGATGATTGATTGTCATTTTGTTTCTCCAATTATTTATAATCCAGCGTCTTTTAATTTTTTTACAATTTTTGCCTTAATTACATAACTTTGCTCTTCTTCGAATATAAATTTATAAAGGCTACGCCAATAAATTTTATATTTATCTGCTACTCTTCTGATAATTCTTATATTTTCTTTTTTGTTTTCTGTATGTTGACGGCCGTATTTTTCTTGACTTTCTTGGATAAGATATGGCTTCATAATTTTTTGTATTTTATTTTTGTAAATGTGTATCTCATCAATAGTTACTGGCACACAATCATCTATATTAAATTTTTTTTTAGAAAAAGAATTAAGTTTCATTTTGTTTCTCCAATATTTTTTCTGCTGTTTCTACAGATTTTTTAATACTTTTTAAACTTTTATTTGCTAACCGTTGTAATGCTCCCCAATAACAATTATATTTGTTTGCTAAATATCTACAGGTAGCAATTTCACCTATACCTTGATCTGTATAAGATTTTATTTCTTCTGCAATAATTTCTCTTGCTTTTCTTATATCGTTAGCATCAATCACAACATTATCTCCTTATTTTGTTTTGTCTTGATTCCTATAACATTCTCATACTTGCCTTGCTTTTGTAGAACAATCTCTGATATGTTTTCAAAGGCACCACTATTAATTAATTCAGCAGCCATCCATGGTTGCTTAGGAGCACCCCACTTCTCTGCTATCTTCTTCCATCTACGAACAGCCATGTGGTGTGCCTTAGGATGTCCAAACATCAAAGGCATTTTTTTTGGAAAAAACTCATCCTTAACTGTAAAGATCACTTGACAATACTCACTGCCGTTCATGGACTTGGTTACGGTTGCATAGATGTCAGTAACAGGTTTGTATCTTGGCTTGGCTTTCTTTCTTTCATCAGATAAAACAGCTTGCTTTTCTGCCTTAGTTCTTTTAGCAACTTCTTTTTCTTTCTTAGTTTGTAGTTCTTGAAACTTTTTAGATCCTTCAAACTCTTGTCCACACTCTACACATTTTCTAGCAGACGGTATGTTGATCGCATTACAACTAGCACATATCTTAGGATGGTATCTACCAGGTGCTGTACGATCTGGTTGCACCTCATCAAGACAGCCATGCCTAGCTACATTCTCTCCATAGTCTAGTAGCAAACAGTTTTCTTTATCATCATGCAGTCTCATACCTCTGCCACACATTTGCACAAACAAGCCAACGCTTTGTGTTGGTCTAAGCAACGCCACGCAGTCTGCTCTTGGAGCGTCCCAACCCTCGGTCAAGACACCAACATTACATATCGCATGTACTAAGCCGTTGTTAAATCTTTCTAGTATGTCTTCTCGTTTTTCTTTTGGTGTCTCACCTGTCACACACTCAGCCATGATCCCATAGTTCTTTAGGCACTGAGTCATCTTCTCTGCGTGTAGCACTGACACACAAAAGAATACTGTAGCTGTTCTGCCTTTGGTATAGGCATTGTCAATCCAATCGTTTATGACTTGTAAGATCGTATCATCTACCATAGCTACTTTTTCTAGTTCACTCTCTTTAAAGTCTCCGTTCTTAAACTTTAGTGCTACAGCTCCTGCATCAATTACAGCGTTGTCATTTACAGCATAAGCAGATAGCCTGGATAAGAAACCATTACGGATCAGTTCAGGTATTGATACCGAATAAGCCAAGCCTTTAAAGAAATGATCTTTACGATTGCCATAGATATAACCTTGACCCATACGATACGGTGTTGCAGTACAACCCATAACACGCATAGGCTTTCTGTCAGACAAAGTGGTTATAATTTTCTTGTATCTAGTGTGTGAACTTGGTGGTACATTATGTGCCTCATCTATAATCATGTAATCAAAACTACCTACAGCTTCTAATCTTTTGGGTGATGCTAAAGTATCACGACTGGCTATAAGTATTTGTGAGTCTATCTCAAAGCGTTTCATACCTGCTGCTAACACACCAACAGGTGCTTCAGGCCATACTGTTTTTAATTTTGTTTCTGCTTGCTCTACCAATTCTTTTCTGTGTGCCAAGACAAGAAACCTAGCAGTAGGATCTTTAGCAAATATCTCTTTAATAAAGTGTGAAAAGATAATAGTTTTACCTGCTGCCGTAGGTAATGCAATTAAGGCATGATCCTCTGCTGGTCTAGTGTTAAACCATTTGTGCAGAGAATCTATTGCATCTCTTTGGTAGTAGCGTAGTTTCAATTTAGTCCAAGTATTCTATAAATTTTTCTATATCGATCCGTTCTCGTATCCACATTTAACAATAACATTTTAGCTTCTTTTACTTTGTCGTTTAAATCAGTAGGCAAACTGTCAAAGTTTTGATCTAAAGAATTTATTAAAGATGTCATTGATTTTATCAAGGCTCTAGCCTCTCTCTTATCTATATTCATAATTTCTCCAAAAATTAGTTTAGGGTTATACTACCCTTAGGTGCGAGGAGTAGCCTTGGTATAATTGACTTAGAAGGCTACTCACTCGAGTTATTTATTTACTCTCTCCTGTAAATAAATTATTTGTCCCAGTCAAAATCATCATCATCAGAATCAGATTGTGTACTAGAACTTTGCGAAGGAGCTGACGCACTATTGGTTGTGCTTGGAATGAATTTTGCAATTCGATTCTTGTCATCCCACTTCGTTCCGTCCCCTTTATCTTTACCAACTTCAATATTGACTTTGGCAGTCAAGGGTACGTTTAACATGCCTTCAAGCTGTTCTATGCCAAAGGCTTCGACATCAGGGTCCATCCCCATAGACCTTCTCCAATCTCTCAACCTGGCAACAGATACATTTAACCCTGCTCCTTCAAGCATAAAGGTTTCCCATATCTTACGACCAGCATGTGTAGGCCCAGTGACATCGAAGGTAACGGATAAATATTTATCTCCTTTACCACTGGTTTTGTTTTCCCAGCCTGATGCTACAAATTCATAGTCACCGACTGGCAACAGATCAAACGATCCGCTTTCTTCAACTTCCGTTAAATTAATTTCAAAATCAGACATTTTTTTCTCCTTGTTTAGATTTTAAAGATTGTTTAAATGCAGACATGAAAGCTGTCCAATCAAGATCCAAAGGTGCTACCCCAAGATCAACTCGACTTTTAGCATCAAACGCTGCGGTATATTTATGAAACAACTTACGCTTGCCATAAGACACAGCTCTGGTTGTCTCCTTGAAACCTTGTCCACTTGTACGAGTTGATACCTCGTAGTTTGCAAACAAGTTAAAGTCCACCCACTCACGAATCATCGCTGATACTTTTTTATGTGTGGACATTTCCCAACGATCATAGGGCTCTCGCTCTGGATCATTGAAAGTTCTAATGCCTACATGAGAAAGTAAAATGACGTGCATTTTCTTTTTTTGTAGTGCATCAAACATGCGTAGTAATCTGCCAAACAATTCAGCAGACTCTGTAAAACCTTTACCGTATCCGAGTGATTCAATAGACTTGATTGAGTGATTCATACAAACCTTTTGTTGCACTAACTTCTCAGCCCAGTCTGTTGTATCAAAGACTACAGTTTTGTAATCATGCTTTTCATCATGCAAAGTTCTAATCTGATTAACTATGTCATCATAGCTTTCACATAATGGAAAAGATGATGTATCTACATAGTTAGTCCCAGCTTCTGTCTTAATAAAGATAGGCTTGGGTGCTTGACTAGCAAAGGTGGTTTTACCTATGCCGTCAGTTCCTGATACATTTATTTTAATAGCAGGTATTTGTATGCCTGTGGTCACTTCATTTAATAGACTCATACTTGTCTACCTCCGTGTCATTCATAGACATAAAACCTTGAGAAGTCATTTCATCTGCTATAGTTTCTACATCATCTACTATCATTAATATTCTATTAACCCAAGCAGAGTGTAGTCCAGGTGCCACCTCTCTTTTAATACGGTCTTTTATTTGTTGTGTCACAGCACTGTAATGTATTGTCATTTTGATACCCCTTCTATATGTCTTTTATTATGTTTAAAATCAAAGTTTGTATGAAAAAGTTTTTCATCTTCAGCAGAATTATTTTCCCAAACAGATACAAAATCTTCTGCACAATTAGGTGAATGCTCAACATAAATAGTTAAGCTACCTGTCTTAACATAAGTAGAATACTTACTGCGTTTATCTATTGTTATTGTCATTATTTTGTCCCCTTCAATGGCTCAACAAAAGACACATAAGGTCTTTCATTAATTTTGGTTTGTAAACCCTCTTGAAACTTATCAAACACATCAGGATAGTTTTGCTCTATCGTTTTAGATAAAGCACTATCTTCAATGTATTTAGTTTTAAAAGGAAATAAGTTTTCAGGTATATCTTGTTTTACTTTAGATAAAAAGTCTTGATCCCATGATCTAGTGACTTTGTATTGCACTCGTAAGTCTTTCGGTATGATACCGTTAAGTTGAACACGAGTAGATCCACCTGAGTTAGAAAGTCGATTGACTTGTCCATGCACCTCTGGGTGTGCAGTAATAGCAAAGTCAAGATCAGAACTTTGTTGTTTGAGTTCAGCTTGCTTTGCTAGATTCTTTTTCTTCTCTACCAAAAGTTGCGGTAGAGTAAGCTTAGAATAATCTTTCATAAGTTGCTCCTTTTTAAATACACTGTTTATATTACTCCTATAAATTACATTGTCAATACTTTGTATAAAAAAAACTTTACTTATTGTATATAGTCATTTACTATTGTATTTGGTGTGAGTTAAACCTCTATATATTCACAATAAATATACTCTATCCCCCTAGCGTATAAACTTAACTCACACCTTTTTGATTTAGGAGAACTATGAAACTTAAAGACTATATAAAAAAACGTGGCGAAGATAACCTTGCTAAGGATCTTGGAGTGTCAGTTGATACTGTTAAGTCTTGGAGATATGGCAACAGACAACCTTCAGTTAATCAAGCTAAAAAAATAATTAAGATGACAAACTACGCTTTAGGTTGGGAAAACATTTATGGACCAATAGACGAATGCCAATAGAAATAAAACCAAACTCGTTAGGCCAAGACATACAGCAAGATGAACGTAAAGATATGCTTATCTCTTATCATGAAAATTTTTTTCATCTAATACCATGTGGATCAAACACAGATATTATTCCAGAATATTTTAAAAGCAGACATCCTTTTGAAGATGATATTGTTTTACAAAAGCGTTGGTCTAAAACTCCAAGAGTAAAGTGGGCAGACTATACAAAGAAACAACCAACACTGAATGAATTAAAACATTCATAGTCCTTGATGCAGATACGCAAGAAGCCTGTGAGTTTTGTGAGTCAGGTCAGATAACAAGAACAATACTAAAACAGAAAACACCTAGAGGTGGCTATCATTATTTCTATGCAATCAATGATGATCTTAAAATCAGAAATACCACAGGTAAATTAGATATTAGAGGAGAGGGTGGTTATGTCATGGTTAGTCCCTCTACTAATTATAAGTTTGAAGTAGTCGAGGGAGCTGTATTAGATTCGCTTGATGATTTACCAACGCTGACAAGCCAAGACATGAATGTAATTTATGACTACAACAACACAGGCAAGATCAACACAGACAGCAAGACACCACTTACAACAGACGGTGTGCAAACAGGTATGCGTAATGATACTCTCGCCAGGTTAGTAGGCAGATGGATATTAGAGGGTTGGGGTATGCGTGAGGTTGTCATTAAAGCACTCGACTGGAATCAAACCAATGCTCCACCTATGAGTGTGCAAGAAGTATTAAACACAACACAAAGTATTTGTGAAGGACACATAAGAAGAAATCCTAGCGAAGATAGTGGCATACAGAAATGGAACACAAGTCAATGGCAGATACAACTGACAGATGATCTAAAAGAAATCATGGATCAAGAAGATCCTATCGAACAAGCAAAGAAAGAAAAAGTTATTGACACTGATCCACTCGGACTCAAAGCATTCAACGATCCTTTTTGGGATGCTATGGATTCAGACAGGATAGAACAGTATTGGGGAGATGCTTTTGTATTTGAACAGTCAAGAGTATTGTTGCTTGGTAAACCAAAGATAGGTAAGTCACATTGGTTGGGTGCTTTCGCGGCAGCAGCTACGACAGGCACAGAGTTTATGGGTAGGTCTTTCTCAAGACCACTCAAAGTTATGTGGCTACAAGCAGAAATTATCCATGAGTTTTTAAAGAAAAGAATAGAAATGTATTACCAACCTTTTCATCATGATCCAGAACTATACAACATAGGCAAGTCAAACCTTATCGCATCAGGCAGATTAAGAAAGAACTTGATGAGAGATAATGACATAGATGCTATCGCAGATAGTATTGAATATCATAAGCCTGACTTGGTTATGATTGATCCTATCATTAATTTTTTTAGTGGCGAAGAAAACTCTAACTCAGAGATACACGAAATGTTATCAAGGGTAGATAAACTTATTGAACTATACAAGGTGGCAGTTATCATTGCACACCACACAGGCAAAGAAAGAGCAGACGATCTGTCGTTCATGTCAGCTAGAGGTGGTAGTGCCTTTGCAGGTTGGATGGATTCAGGCATCAAGCTGTCAGGAAAGAAACCAAACATAACTTTATTCTATGAAGCTCGTAATGCAAGAGAGCCTGAACAACACTTAGCCTATTTTGATTTTGAAAGAGGACACTTCAGAGTGGTAGATGCACAAGACAGTCCAGACGAAGTAGAGATTGCAAGAGTGGTAGCATCGGCTATGAGCAAACAAAAGTTCTACTCAAGAAAAGAACTAGAACTATTAGCAAGACAAGCACTCAAAGAAAACGAACTAGCATCAGGCGAAAGGGCTGCTCGTTATGCAGTCAGCTATGTGCAAAAGTATCTAGGCGAGAGAGTTAAGAGTCATAATGTTCCAGGTAAAAACACATGGTATTACTTAGCAGACAATGAAATGAAAAGGCCTTGGAATGAAGATTGACAAAGCATCTATGGAAGAAGCAGTCAATGATGTTGGTATTGGATTAGTATTATCTTTTCCGATCAGCTATGGTTTGCTTAGGTTGTGTAGCTATCTTGAGGTTAGTCTTGTAGCTACATCTGTAATACAAGTATCAGTGTTTACTTTGGTAGCAGTTGTGAGAAAGTATATGGTAAGAGTTTATTATAAGGAGAGAGGATGAAGATAGACATATACACAGGAGATTGTCTTGATTCATTAAAACAGCTAGAGGATCAAAGCATAAATACTTGTATAACAAGTCCACCATATTTTGCACTAAGAGATTATGGTGTTGAAGGACAGCTTGGTTTAGAAGAAACTCCCAAAGAATTTATAGATAATTTAGTCAATGTTTTCAAAGAAGTAAAGCGTGTTCTTCGTGATGATGGCACAGTATGGTTGAACATAGGCGATAGTTATGGAAATGAAAAACACTTACTTGGCATACCTTGGCGTGTAGCTTTTGCTATGCAAGATGATGGTTGGATACTAAGGCAAGACATAATATGGAACAAACCTAACCCCATGCCAGAGAGTGTAAAAGATAGATGCACAAAGGCACATGAGTATATATTCTTGTTCAGTAAAAGTAAGAAGTATTACTTTGATAACGAAGCAATTAAAGAAGAATCAGTGACAGTCAACTCCAAAGGAGAAAGAGGTAAGCCTAACAGTGCAAAGAATATAGGTAAGTCTGTTGAAAGCGTAGATGGATTTGATATAAGAGGTGGCTTCAAAGACATGGGAGCGTATGAAAAGAAAAACAAAAGATCAGTATGGACTGTTAATACCAAACCTTTTACTGAAGCTCACTTTGCTACCTTTCCTAAAGAATTAATACTTCCATGCGTATTAGCAGGTTGTCCTGAAAAAATATGTGTTGAGTGTGGCAAACCTTATGAACGAGTTATGCAAAGACCTAAACAATTAGAAGTAGAGAGAAACAAAAGAAGTGGTTTGGATGATAGAAAGGTTGGTGGAGTATTAGATAAATATAATAGAGAAAATCCACCAATAGATTTAGGTGTGCAAAAACAATGCGATTGCAAAACTAATGAAACAAAAGCTGGCACAGTTTTAGATCCTTTTGCTGGTAGTGGAACAACAGGAATAGTAGCCGATCACAGAAATAGAAACGCAGTATTATTAGAATTAAGTGAGGATTATATTAAGATAGCAGTTAAAAGAATAAAAAAAGAAGTGGGAACATTGTTTTTAAATTTAAACATTATTAGGAAAAAAGATGAAAGTATTAAGTCTATTTGACGGCATGAGTTGTGGGCGTATTGCCTTAGATCAGCTTGGCATACCTGTAGAAAAGTATTACGCAAGTGAGATAGATAAGTATGCAATACAAGTCAGTCAAGCAAACTATCCTGAGATAGAACAGGTTGGTGATATATGTAATTTAGATCCGAAAGACTATCAAGATGTAGACCTCATGCTTGCAGGCAGTCCATGTCAAGGGTTTAGTTTTGCAGGTAAACAGTTGGCCTTTGATGATCCTAGATCAGCATTGTTCTTTGAGTTTATACGCTTACTCAAAGCTATCAAGCCAAAGTATTTCTTACTAGAAAATGTCAGAATGAAGAAAGAGTTTTTAGATGTGATTACGCAACAAGTATCAGAGTGTTATGAAGCAGATGATGTTGCACCTGAGTTTAAAGATATGCTTGGCAATGTCACAATCAAACCTCATTTTATAAATAGTTCTTTACTATCAGCACAGTCAAGACAAAGATACTATTGGACTAACATACCTGGAATCAAACAGCCAGAGGATAGAGGCATAGTGCTGAGGGATATATTGGAAACTGAGCCAGAAAACTTTACTAAAATGTCAGATAAGTTTGTCAAAAGAAATGGAGATAAGAATTGCATGATTGATAAAAACAAAGAAAAGGCACACAACTTATCTGCTATGGAATATGTTAAAAATGGTAGGCAAGGTAATTATTTAGCATGTGATGATGAAGGTAAACCAGTGCACAAACCTGTGAAAAAAACAGAACGTAATCGCAGACATCTTAGACAGTTAGATGAAAAGTCTTTGTGTATGACAGCGACTATGTATAAGGGTGCAGGTAATAATGGTATGACCTTAGTTCCACAGAAACCTATCAAACTAGCTAATGAAAAAGGTAATCATTATGGTGGTGGTTTATTTGATACAAAAGGTAAATCCCCTACGTTGAATGGTATAGGAAATGGTGGTGGTGGCACAAATAACATACCTAAAGTGCTTGCAAACAAACCTATCAAAGTAGGCATGGAAACTAAGCCCAAGCAAGTAGGCATAGCAACAGACATCAACGGACATGACATACTCAAAAGAGTCTATAGTCCAGATGGTAAGTCGCCTACAGTCAACACTTGTCAAGGTGGTAATCGTGAGCCTAAGGTAGTAACTGGTGGTGCTTTTCGAGCTAGATCAAAAGACAAAGACGGCAAGCATGTTGATTGGAAAGAAACAAAGCCTGAACAAATGTTAGAACTGCGTAAAGATCAAAAGTCAAACTCTGTTTCAACAGTGAGTAAAGATAGTATTGCAGTAAATGAAGACCTAACATGGCGTAAGCTAACACCTTTAGAATGCGAACGCTTGCAGACAGTCCCGGATAATTACACAAATCATGTGAGCAATACCCAAAGATATAAGATGCTTGGCAATGGTTGGACTGTAGAAGTAATTAAACATATCTTTCAAAACATGGAGAGACAATGACTGAGTGGCATGGTGGCAAAGGCAGTCGTGATCGCACAAAAGATCGTGATAAATTTAATGAAAGTTTTGAAAAAATATTTGGTA